CCGTCAATATCGTTTTCTATTTCAATGATACCACCAGTAGCAGCGTCATCGTCAGTTACTTTACCTGTATAAGATAAGTGTAAACGACCTTGTTCAGACCAAACAACTTGATCAGCAGTCATTGCTTCTTCAGCTCCAACTTGTCCTAAAAATCCTGAGATTGTTCTTGGGCCATAAATTTCCGCTTCCTTTTCCATAAGATCTGGAACGTATTGTTGCGCCCATCCTTGACCTGCCGTTGAGGCTAGATCTAAATAGTTCGTCGATAAAGCCTGCTGACCTGTAGCTGGCTGTACGTTCAAACCATTTCCATTTGTAATTGCCATAATTAAATGTTTTTAAAGTTAAATTATTTTTTGTTTTTAATTTTAAACTTAAAATCAGAAGAATTATCACCTAAGACTCTTACTTTAATGCCGTCAGTACCAAACTCTTTTTGAGTTGTTCTTGGCGCCATGTCAATATTTTTACTTTTCTTTACAGTATCTTTAATAGCGTCTGCTTTGCCTTGCTCATAAAAGTGCTTAGCTATAGCGTCAGCGTTCATTGCTGTAAAAATAGATTTATGATATTCATTAGCTTTCTCTAACGATTTATCTTCTGCTAGAAACTTTCCTAGAAAATTGTTAATATCGCTTTGTTGAGTTTTAACTTTTTCAACATCATTAATCTTGAACTTGTACTTTTTGTCGCCAACGTTAAAATCGAAACCTTCGAATTGTTGGTTGAAAACTTCACCAGTTTTCTTGTCAAACTTTGCCTTGTTCTTTTGAATCTTAGCTTTACTTACCTCCGACTCCTTGTTATATCGGTTAAAGAAGTCTAAAGCTTTTTGAGCCTCAGGTGTTAGCCTTGACCCAGATTTAACTTCTTCGTAATATTTAGACTTTTGCCCGTCTAAGTAGGCTTTAGCGTTGGCAACTTGCTCTTTTAACGCTAGCTTTTTTCTTTTAACATCAACCTCGTCATCTATATCTTCGTCGTAGTTAAACGAGTCTTCAATTAAAAAGTTTATTTCTTCGTTATTAAGATGAGGTTTAGTCATCTTATAATATTCGCTTAGAGCTGTTAAGCTATCTAAGCTATTGTAATCCTTATTTAGTTGTACGTAGTCTTCAAGACTACCACCAGTCTCGTCCATAAAGCTAACTAGCTTCTGCACGTTTTCTGGCAATGGTTGGCCAGTAGTTTTAGCTACCTCTACGGCTTCTTCTACTTCATCGACCAATTCTTTTAAAGCCTCGCTTGGCTCTTCAACGTTTTCCTCAACAACTTCCTGCAAAGGTTGTGTTGGCTCTTCCACTTGCTCTGGTTGATCTACTACGGCTTCAACAGGCTCTTCGTTTAGCTGTTGGTTAGCCATATCCATATTGACCACTATAGTGCCATCCTCTTTGTACGACACGGGAGATTCTTTTTCAACAGTTTCTTCAGAGATAACCTCTTCCGACGGCTTGCCCTCTTCTTGAGTTTGTTCTAGCTGAGCCTCCTCAACATTTTCTTCTTCTTGCATAATATAAAATATAAGTTAATAATTATTTAGGATCAAAAGCCTCTAAGCCAAATCCACCTCCAAGTATATCATTACCTGATGACTCGAATTTTTTAGGTGCTCCACCTGTTTTTCTTTGCTCTATAAGCTCACTTTGTTGTGATGCTTGAATTTTAGTTCGTTCGTCTTTACGGTCTTCCTTTTGTTTTTCTTTATTAGAAATAGTAGCTTGTTGCATTTTTTGTATTTGCATATTGTAGTAAAACTCCATGCCCATTAACTCTTTTTTAGCAGCAACTTCCGCTGCCATTTTTTGAGCTTCAAATTGCGATTTCGCTTGCTCGATCTGTATTTTGCTTTGAGCCATAGCAGCTTGTTTTGTTTGCTCTACCTGAGCAGCTAGCTGTTGTGATTGCGCGTTAGCTTGTTGTTGTTGTTGCATGGCAGCTTTTTGCGCTGCGGCCGCCGCTTGTTGTTTTTTCTTTCGTCTTATTTTTAAAACTTGATTAGCTAGCTTTAAGTTTCTTATTTCTCTAACATCTATAGCGTCTTCAAGATCTATGCTTCCTTGTTGTAAAGATTGTTGAATGTTGTTCTCAATCATTGCTTTTTCTTCTTCGTCAGGAGATAGTTCTAAGAATATGCCAAAATCGTATAAGTGCATTTGAGAAATCTCTTCTAAGGTACCGACGTTGTGAGAGCCTATAGCTTCTAAGAAAGCCTCCTTAGTAGGTGAAAACTCAATGACATCAGATATTCTCAAAGAAAGAGACTCTAAAACATCTGAAACTATGAACATACCAGCTTGTAGAATATGTCTTGTTGCAGTGTTAGAACTTTGAGCAGCCATTTTCTGAAGACCAACTAATGAGTTCTTGTCAGGCGTGCTACCGTCTCTAGCTTCGTTTAACCCGGTTACATCTCTAATCATTTGTAAGTAGTAGTTGTAATTGCCGATCAAGCTTTGCATTTTAGCACCACCACTACCACTTGATATTTCTTGTATTGGAACTTTACCAGGATTCATGTCACCATCAGCCGTCATTGATCTACCAATAACAGAGCCGGTTTGGAAAAACATATTTAAAGCTTCTTGTGGATTATAGTTTGTTCCATTTCCTAAATCTATTTCAGCTAGACCATCTGCATCTAAATAAACTCCATCAGGTATTAATCTAGACATAACCTGCTGAAGCTTTAAGTGTGTAAGCTGTATCATATCAGCAAAGCCAGTTATACGACTGACTATAGACTCAACTCTACCTTCGTACATTCTAGGAGCTACTATAGAGTAGTTCATTTTTACCTTGGTAAAGTTACTTTTTGGGCGTATCATATTCTTGCACATTTCCCATTTAACTAGCTTATTACATCCTAAAATATAAGCGCCGTCGTAAAGAACTTCTATCTGCTTGGATATTCTACTAAAGTTTTCGCTTTCAGGAGGATTAAAAGAGTCGTCTTTTTCTATAGCCCTTTCTAATCCAGCTCCAGTTTCTTTTATTTTGTATACATTGTTCATGTACGTTTTATAGTTGAAGTACAATACTTGAACTATATTAGGATCGTGATCTCCATATTTTTGATTGTAACCCTTGTTACTAGGGCTATTTTTTTCTACTATTTCCTTAAGTTCTTCACCAGTAAGATGTGGAAATTGTTTTGCCAACTCATTTACAGGAACCTGCTTAATTTCACCAACATAATATATATCATCAAAATAAGGTGAGTCAGTGTGCGAGTATACTAAATTAGCAGGGTCTACATAATCGACGACAACACCTTCTGAAGTATTAAAAGAAGTCTTACACGCTCCAATACCTAAGACCGCTAGGTCATAGTAAAATCTTTTTCTTATTAAGTCAAACTTATTCCCTTCCAACAACACGTTTAAAGCTTGCTCCTGAGCAATCTCAGCCTCTTGCTTGTAAGTTAGTTGCATGTGCAATGATAACTCCTCTACATCTTGTGGAAGTTTTTGTGGATCGTTTTCGTAAGTGTTTACGTTTAGTTCTTGTAAAGCGAAGTTTTTCATATCCTTCAACTCCATGTCTTTCATTATCGACTCCATGTATTGAGTTCTTCTACCAGCTCCGTATGGATCTTGAGAAAATGCTTTTATAGAATAATCTTTGTCAGCCATTCCATTGACTACAATATCAACAAACTTAGGAATAATAGGTATAGGCTTCCAATCTAAGTTTAAGTAGCTCAAGTCGCCGTTGATAGAAAGTTCGTCTTTATACTTTTGTATAGACTGCTCTCCTCTAGCATAAAGCCTTAAGTTCCTATAGCTGTTTGAGTTGTTTTCGTATCGTCTTGACTTATGACCTTTACTGTTAACGCTGTCAAACCATTCTGATTCAATTGCCTTAGCTATCTTTAAACCGTAGTCAAAGCTAACTTTTTCTAAATCGCTAACTGCTTGACTAGGGAAATAATTGTTTAGTGATTTCATATTTATTCAATTATTTTAGAGTAGTAACCTTTGTTACTGTATCTTGAAATGGTTAAATTTACTTTAGACTTTTGCTTTTCAGCTCTAGGATAGTATAAATGCCTATTGCAAGCCATTATAGCTAAACCAGAGCTTATAGCAGCATCAAATTTAGTTCTTTTATTTATGTCAAACTTAGCCCAATCGTTTAGCGTATCGTTAAAATAAATGTTACCATACTCTCCGTTGGGCTTTGCTCCAACAAAATCATTGATATACATCTCGATAGCAGCGGCGTGAGCTTGCTTTATATCTTCACTAGAGTTTGGTATACCACCTATTTCTTTTTCAGTAGTAGATAACTTATTCCAAACTTTATCTGGCCTATTCATACTAAAACCCCTGTATCCTCTTCTTTTAAAATAGTACAAAAGCCTTGGTTTATTGTTCTCCGCAAGCAATGGCATACCATAAAATATGCAAGCCATTAAAACGTCTTCAAAAAATCTTTCAGCGGTTTGGGGTCTAGCAATGTATTC